GATGATCTATCAGGCCTTGCTATCGCTTCGGGATGAGTTGCTAACTAAAGAATTCAGCGACACAACAGGCATTCGCAGAACCATCGATTTTTGCTTTGTGGATTCAGGTGCATTCACCAACGCGGCTTACCAGTTCTGTCGTGAGGTTGGCGGGATCTTTCATCCGTCGAAAGGTGTTGTGCCTTATCAAAGAAAGGCTAAGTCTACATCGACGACGATTGCAGGGGCCAACCTTCATGCACAAAAGCAACCATCTTCGAATGTTTGGTTGTACGATCTGGACACCTCGTATTGGAAGCAGTTCGTGCATGAACGGTTTATGACTCCGACTTTCGACGAATCGAACATGCTTCGGCGCGGTTCGCTCTCGTTGTTTGCACTTGAGGAAGAACGCAGACATAGCCAGTACGCTCAGCATATTGCAGCGGAAGAGCTCGTGACCAAGTTCACCGAGGGCAAAGGAACCAAGACCTATTGGCTTCCGAAAGACAGCAACAATCACTGGCTTGATGCAACCTACATGGCAGCGGCGGCTAGTGAGGGTTGCGGTGTCAAGTTGATTGCTCCAAGCGAGATCGAGGTGCAACCGAAGCATGTTAGCGGCGATCAGCCTAAGCCTGTTAAGCAGGCTCCAAAGGCGTACCAGCATGGACGCAATCTAAGACAGCGGCAGGGCGGGTGGATTCCAAAACGGAGGTATTAGGAATGGCAAAGAAAAGCAGGAAGCAATCAGGCGACACGGTGCAACAAACGGCAACGATCGAGCAACAACCGATCGAGCCGATCTATCGGCAATTTACTCCGAGACCTTGCACGATGTGCGAAACCAGGCGGCCACATGGAACCAATGCAAGCTACGTCTATTGCACTAGAGGCAAGATCCGCTTTTGCAAGTGCAAGAACTGCAACCACACTTGGAGCCAGGAAGGTAAGTAAATTCGCTCGACTGTACTAGGCTAATGGTACAGGCTTATTGAGAATGTTTGCTAGTCATGCAATCCTTGTTGCATGGCATCAGCGACAAGTCTGTTAACGCTCATCGACGCAGCTATTGAGGCTCTCTTAACCGGAGGGGCTCAGCAGTATTCTATTGGCTCAAGGACGGTTACCAAGCTTGACCTAGCGTCGCTTTTTGAAGAACGACGGATGCTACAGCAACAGGTTGAGCGCGAAAGCGGTTCCGGTGGCGTTACTCTTGGCAGATTGTCGAGGGCTCGCCGATGATCGGAAAGATGCTCGATTCTGTTATCACGGCTATCAGCCCTACAGCGGGACTCCGAAGGGCTCAAGCTCGAAAGGTGCTCAGGTCTTTTACAGGGGCCGAACCTTCGCGAATCTCATCGAGTCGAAAGCCAAAGAACAATCCAGCAGACATGGAGCTATCAGGGCCATTTGGGGCTGATACGCTTCGGGCATGGGCTCGGGACTTGGTGCGGAACAATGCTTACGCATGGGGCGTGGTTGATACCATTGTCTCATCGGTGGTTGGGTGTGGCATCAAGGCCCAGAGCCAGTATGAGACTCCAAGCGGTGACGACATCGAATCGATCAATGATCAGCGGGATAAGGTTTGGTCGGAGTGGGCGGAAGTTTGTGACGTAAACGGGAAATACACTCTCGATGAAATCCAGGCTATTTGCCAACGTGAGATGGTAGAGGCCGGAGAGGTGCTTGTACGGCTCATTAGAACGCCGGGCAAGGTCTATCGAGGTATTTATCGTCCAGTGCCATTGGCTCTTGAATTGATCGAAGCTGACAGGCTTGCCGGGGATAAAGACAACTACGCAGCAAGACTGACTCCGGCTGGTGACAATCGAATCATTCGCGGGGTTGAGGTTGACGATCTTGGTAGGCCAGTTGCTTACTGGGTCTACAAAGATCACCCATTGCAACCATACGCAGTAACCAGGACTCCCGAGCGAGTGCCTGCCCATGAAATCATGCACCTATACAGGCAGGATCGCATCGGCCAGACGCGGGGCGTGACTTGGTTTGCTCCGGTGGTTACTCCGGTGCGTGACCTTGGTACTTATCTTGACAACGAACTACAGGCTTCGGCGGTAGCAAGTTGTTTCACGGTGGCGATCAAGACTGATACACCACTTGGGAATATGATAGATCCCGATGGAATCGGAAACACCGATTCCGCAGGCAATAGCTTAACACATGTCGAGCCAGCGATGATTATGAAGCTTCGCCCTGGTGAGGATGTTGTTGGGCTCAATCCTGGCCGTCCTAACTCAGCGGCAGAGCCTTGGATCGCTTTGATCCTAAGACAGATCGCAGTCGGTACAGGGCTCTCGTATGAGACGGTTGCAAGAGACTACAGCCAGACAACCTACAGTGCATCGCGAACAAGCCAATTGGAAGATCGTCGTCGGTTCCGTTGTTGGCAAAAATACTTGATCCGACATTTGCTTCAACCCGTTTGGGATGCTTTTCTCGATGCGGCGGCACTCAGTTCCCTACCCTCGTTTCCCACCTCCAGCGAGCTACTGAGTGACCGTCGCACTTTTGCCCCTGTTGAGTGGATGACTCCTGAGTGGGAATGGGTTGATCCGGCAACAGAACAGGCAGCGGCTAAGGATGCAATCGAATCGTTTATGAGCGACTACCAAGCCGAGTTAGGTGCAAGGGGTCGATCATGGCGAGCGGTAATGTACCAACGAGCTAAAGAGAACGCACTCAAGAAAAAGCTTGGTTTGCTAACGCCACAAGAACAACAGCTAGCGATTTCGGCGGCTCAATCGGCATCGGCAACACCTTCAGAGGCTCAAGTAGTCGCTAGCGAGGTAGCCAATGCCCTATGACGCAAAGACTACAGCGGCTTGCCCGATTGCTAAGCCTTGGGGCGTTTTCAAAAGTGACGAACGTCAGCTTATGGGATGCCATGCAAGCGAGGCCGACGCTAACGATCAGATCGCGGCTTTGTACGCAAGCGAACAGGTCGAGCGTGCAAAGTATGACGGCATTGACTTTACACCTCCCGAGGGAGTGCGTGAGGAAGCTAAGCAGGGCCTTAAATGGAGGCGCGAACACAATCGCGGCGGGACTCCGGTCGGCGTTGCTAGGGCTCGTGACCTATCGAATGGCAAAGAGATCAGTCCCGATACGATCGGACGCATGGTCAGCTACTTTGCTCGTCACGAAGTGGACAAGAAGGGCGAAGGATGGAAGCCAGGTCAAAAAGGATTTCCGTCAGCGGGTCGGATCGCTTGGGCTCTTTGGGGAGGTGATGCGGGTCGTTCTTGGTCAGCAAAGGTAAAGCGACAAATGGAATCGCAAGACAAGGTTGAAAGGATCGCTTCGGTGCCAAAGATCCAGAGAGCATTTCAGGCACCAAAAGACGGTAAAGCGGTCATTGCTACAGAGACTCCGATCGAGATTTACGATTCGGAGCGTCGGCAAACGATCCGTCAAGTTCTTTTGATGGATGGCGTTCAGTTCCGCAATGGCAAGAACCAACTACCGATCGTCGATTCTCATAATGATAAAACGGTTCGCAATGTGTTTGGCTCGATCCGAAACATCTCGATTCAAGATGGTTCGCTCGTTGGTGATGCGTCATTCGCATCCGACGAAGAATCTCAGATTGTGGCGACTCGATACAACGAGGGCCATCTTAACGACTTCTCGATTGATGCACAGATCCTAGCGAGGGTCTTTGTTCAAGAGGGTCAAACGTACACCACCCGACAAGGCAAGGTGATCGAGGGGCCAGCGGAAATAGTAACCGCATGGGAACCTCACAACGCTTCGATCTGTGCAACGGGCGCAGATCCGAATTCTACTGTTCGACGGTCTTATGACCAAGAAGAAAGGCAGGCAGGCATGTCAGAAGAGCTAATGGCTCAGTTGAAAGCCCTTGGTCTCCCAGAAGGGATGACCGATGCGAGCGAGATTATCAAGTGGATGGCAGACCACATGGAAAAGCCATCGCTTGAAGTTGAAATGATGGCAGAAGATAAGCCATCCGAAGAAATGGCAAGGGCCGAAGAAAGCAAGCCCGAAGATGAGGCAATGCGAATGGATGAGAAGGTACAAGAGGAAGTGACTCGACAACTCAAAGCAGTTGACGAACGACGCAAGGCAATTATCTCGGCGGGGACTCTAGCAAAGGTCGAGCGTGCCTTTGTGGATGAACTGGTCGAGTCAGGATGTTCTGTGCAAGACGCTCAAGAAAGGATCATCCGAAAGATGAGCAATTCCCCAATCGGACAGACTGTCGGCAGCGATGTTCGCGTTACCGAGTCGGAGCATGACAAGTTCGAAGCAGCAGCTAAGGCTGGATTGATTCAGCGATGCTTCCAAGGGACTGTCAAACAAAAAGCCCCACAAGTTCAAGGGTCGGAAGATTTCCGCAACCTCGGAATCTATCGGCTTGCTGAATTGTGCGTTCGTCGCATGGGCATCAATCCAGAGAAGTACAGTCGAGCCGACGTTGCTCGAATGGCGATGGGTCAAGATAAGGCTTTCAATCGACTCAACATTCGTCGATCGATGGAAGCCTACCACACGACCGGAAGCTTTCAAAACATCCTGCTAGATGCAGCTAGCAAGACGCTCCGAGCGGCTTACGAAGAAGCTCCATACACTTGGTCTTTGTGGGCTCGTCAAGCTCAATCGGTCGATGACTTCAAAAACATCAACCGCATTCAGCTCGGCGAATCTCCAAACCTCGAAATGGTTCCCGAAGGGGCTCCATACCCTGAGGGTCAAGTCGTCGATTCCAAGCGATCCTACAAGGTCGAGAAGTTCGGTAAGAAGTTCTCAGTCTCTTGGGAAACTGTTGTTAACGACGACCTTGACGCATTGTCTCGCATCCCAGCGATGCACGGCAACGCAGCACGAAGGACGCAAGAGAAGGTCGTTTACGATGCTTTGCTTGCCAACCCAACGATGGCCGACGGCTTCGCTTTGTTCAGTGCATCGCACACAAGCGGCACTAACATCACTGCATCTTCGGTTGCTGCTCCAAGCGTTACGACCTTGAACGAAGCGTTCAAGCTGATGTCCTTGCAAAAGGGTCTCAGCAGCGATGTTTACCTGAACCTTTCGCCTCGCACTTTGCTTGTCCCGCAAGCATACGCAGCGACCGCATTGGAACTAGTTAACAGCCAGTCTTACGCTCAGAGCAACGGCAATGAAGGCGTGATCAACATCTACGGAGTCAATGGCGTTCGTCCATTACAAGTCGTTGCGACTGCTTTGCTAGATGCAAACAGCGCGACCAACTGGTATGCGATCGCCGACAACGCTCAAGTCGATACCGTCGAAATCACGTTCCTCAACGGCGAAGAAGCCCCAGTGCTTGAGTCCGAATGGAACAAGGACAATGACACTTATCACTACTACGTCCGTCAATCGATGGCCGCAGCAGTGATCGACCATCGAGGTATCTTCGGCAACCGTACCTAGTCCGGTTGATTGACCTACAGCCCTGGTCGGCGATGGCCAGGGCTTTCTTTGACAGCGACAACACAACAAAAAAGGAAAATAAGACATGAGCGGATTTGTTAACCATGCCAAGTTCGAGGATGATTTCTTCGGCGGCAAGACCTACGCGGCGACTGTCGGCGAAGGCAATTGGAAGATTACCGACACCTCCTCTAGCGGAACTCCAACCTATGCTTCGGTAAGCCCATCGGCTACCGGGGAAATCGCGTTGACCTTCGATAGTGCCAACGAAATTCAGAATGTTTGCTTGGACTTCGGCGACAAGCTTTGCTTCGACATCGACAACATCCAGCGAGCTGTTTTCATCGTCAAGACGGTTGCATCTCTCAATGCTGCTACCACCTTGGCTTTCGGCTTGCAGTCGGCTCGAAACGATGATACAGACGCAACAGCCAACAACGCACAATTCAAGCTTGCGGGCTCGAATGCTGTTGTTTGCGAGAGCGATGACGGAACGACCGACAACGATGACAAGGCATCAGGCGTTTCGTTGGTTGCGACCTACAAGGAATTCGTTATCGACTTCACTGGCGGCAAGAGCGATGTTAAGTTCTACATCGACGGTGCCCGAGTCGCTTCGACCACGACATTCTCGATGTCGGCTGCAACTGGATCGCTTCAACCGTTTGTTCAGATCAGCAAGACTGCATCGACCAACGTCAACAGCGTGACGGTTGATTATGTCTCGGTCGAGTGCAAGCGATAACCGATGAGCCTTCACGACCTCATCAAAGAGGATGCCAAGAAGGTCTTCGCCAACCCTGACGATTTTGCAGAGCCGGTCGTTTACTACAAGCGAAACGGTCGGTCTCGCAAGATCGATGCGGTGGTTGTGCGGGAGGCTCTTGGTGTCCTGCCTGAAGATGGCGATGTTGTGTATCCTGTATTTGAAATACACGTTGCCAATGATGAGACTGAAGGCATTGCAAGCGATGAGTTGAATCTAGGCGGCGACGAACTAGAATTTTCGGATCGAGTTGGTCAACCTGTTAAGCGGCACTCGATCCTAAGACTGACAAGCCATGATGAAGGGATGCTGATTCTCGAATGCCGGTAGCAGTTGTTGAAACGATCGCTCTCGCTCTTAAGTCGCGTCTCGATGCGATGATCGGTAGCGGTTCGTACTCGACGGTTATCAGTGAGGTACAGCGTCCAAAGCGGTTCGCAGACTTTACGCCAAGACATAACCAAATCGTCTTGACTCAGGGGCCACTGGATCGAGTCGGCGAGCTAGATAGGCCAGGTGTTCCGCCTGCTAATGCCTATCGGCAGACCTTCAACATCCATTGCCATGTCATGCAAGACGAACGAGGGCAAGAGGCTATCGACGAAATGCTCAACGCTTTCCATGCCGATGTTGTAAAAGCGATTGCAAGCGGTTCATCGACTTGGCATACTTTCGGAGGTAACGCTATCGATGCGGTGTTTGGCAGTGTACAATTCATTGCGGCGGATGGCGGGATCGATGGACT